GGCGTAGATCGAGTAGTTCACCGACATCGCGTACGCGCTCATGGTCGTCCCTTTCGCTTGGGGCCTGGGGCCCAGCTTACCTTGCCAGCTTGCAGTTCTTTGCGCATTGCCTCGGCCTGCTCGAACGGGTCGCGCGTCGTGCGCTTGAACCGCGGGGCAGGCTCGGGCGGCACTGGGGGTGGCGGCACCTCGCGCCGTCGCACATAGGGTGGGGGCTGGATCTGCTCGAGGCCCAGCCGGTAGCGCAGCTTGGACCAGGCCACGGTCAGCCGAGCAGGTTGGCCGCCACGCGCCGAGCCCAGCCCCTGCCGTGTGCCGGCCAGGTCGGCATGTCGGTCATAGCGATGAGGCGCCTTGCGTTGAACCAGCGGCTCAGGCGTTCGGCCGGCATGCTCTGCACAGCCTGCAGCGTGCGAGGCCCCAGCACGCCGTCGACGGTCTCGCCCACGGTCTTCTGCAGGATGCGGATGGCCGCGTTCACGCCGGAGTTCACCGCGGTGTCGAACAGGTCGAACTTGGCGCCGTCGGGCACCGCGTCACAGCCTGCCGGGCCCCAGTAGTCGCGCCGGTACAGGAGCTTGGCTCGGTCGAGCGTGAGGTTGGCGATGTCCTCGAGCGGGTAGGCCCGATTCGAGATGCCGAACTTGGTCTCACCGCCGCGGTCGCGGGGATCGTTCACATAGCCGCCTTCATGGCCGATCAGCTTCTCGAACGCGTCGTCGAAGTTCATGGCTTGCCCCCGATGTGCAGCATGCCCTTCAGCGAGGCCCACCAGCCGGCCGTGATGCCGACGGCGAGCAGGATGTAGCCCACAGGCTTGGCGAGCTTGCCGATCGCCTCCAGCACCCGTGTGGCGCCCTGGATGGCCTTGATCCACGCCACCATCTCGGCGGTGTCCTGCTGCACCGACTGCGTGAGCCGGGTGTTGGCAGCCAGGGCCTCGCTGTTCCTGGCCAGAGTGGCCTCGAGGCGGTCCATGCGCTCAGAGCCGACGGTGAGCTGGGCGGCGTGGTCGGCGGCCAATTGCTCTACCTCGGATAGGCGTGCAACGGTGGATTGCTGGTAGCGGTCTGGGCTTGGGCTCACACGAAGGCCTCGTCGTCTTCGGCCTTCTTGCGCTGCTGCGCCAGGCCCATCAGTTGTGCAACACGGGCAGCGCGCGCCGTGTCGTCGATTGCAACCGCGCCACCATCGGCACCGGTGATCTCGGTGCGCTCGGCGAAGACCTTCTTCCTCCGGCCCTTGAGCACCAGGGCCAGCAGTGCGTCGCTGTGCTTGCGCACAGTGAGCGGCACCACGTTGCCGTTGGCATCGGTCAGGGGGATGGGGTGGCCAGCCTCTGAGAGCAGCACGTTGCCGTTCTCGTCGCGCCGGTACTGCAGCGTGAGCTGGCCTTGGTACACGACAGGCTCTTCGAAGCCCTCGACGCCGCGGCGCCAGGCCTCGGCCTCGGCCCGGTCGACGGCCTCCTCAAGGGCCTCATCGCACGCGTGTGCGAAGTCGGCGTTGTTGGCCTTGAGCGCCATCACGGCGCTGTAGCTGCAGCCAACAGTGCGCGCAGCCTGGGCGTGGATGCCGCAGTGCTTCAGCGCTTCGAGGAATGGTCCGACCCAGGGTTGCATGGTGCCGGCACTGTAGCGCCGGCATCGGGTAGCAAACGCACGGTCTGCCGGCGCTGCCTGACGTAGCCCGCCGGGTGCTGCCCGTAGGTCTTGCCTGAGCAGATCGCCCGCACCGTGCGCTTGCTGATCTCGAACTTGCCAGCCAGCCAGCCGTAGCCGTAGCCCTCATCGCGCAGTTCGAGCAGAAGCTGCACCTCGTGATTTGTGAGAGCGGCCCGTGGGTGGTCCTCGCCGATGGCCGACCCCCGGGCGTTGACGGCCACGATGCACTTTGCGAATTTCTGCATGCTCACTCCTATCTGCATTTCTCTGCACGCTACCCTTCTACCCTTCCTACCCTTCTTTTCCTATTAAATGCCCCCGATCGCGTCCTGTTACCTATACTGTATGCCCATACAGTACTTTTTCATATCCATACCAATCAGAGAAATAGAAGGGTAACAAGGGTAGAAGGGTAGGGCTTTACCTATGAAACTACCCCTCTACCCTTCTCAACCACGCTACCCTTCTTCAGGCTGCGCTACCCTTGCCGCACGTTCACACGAAGTCGTCGACCACTGTATAAGCGGCCAGTTTTGTTACATCTCCACGCACCCAGACCTTACCCATCTTTTTGACGTGCTTGCTGTAGCCGAAAGCGCGCAGAATTTTGCCGATTCGCAGCTCTTCTCTACGTGTAATTTCTTTCACACTCATGCCGAGCCCTGACGTCAAGATGTCGATCACCCGCACGGGCGCATCGCCTCGCTTGGGGCCGTCAGGCCCGTCCATAGCGTCGCTGTTGAGCCAGCGCTCGACCACACCGGCCCACTCGTCCCCGACCTTGAACGCTGCGTGCTCGGCCGTGGCCAGCTCCTGCGCCTCGCGCCAGTCCACGCCGTGCTTGTCGAACATGGCCACGCCCTCGGCCCACAGCTGGTCTCTGATCGCCCTGATCGCCTCCAGCGCCACCGCGCCGACCTTGAGCGGCAACCACCTGCGCTCGCCGGTCTCGTCGTCCAGGATCTCTTCCTTGTTGCCGGTGCCGATCACCACCATGCGCCGCGGGAACCTGGTGCTGAACTCCTTGAACTTCGGGATCCACTCTTCGTGCCGGCGCGTCACCCAGGCCTTGATCGCCTCGCTGTCGCGCGTCAGCAGGCCCCGCAGCTCGGCCCACTCGGCCACCAGCTTCCCCCGCAGTGACCGGGCCAGGTTGTCGTCACGATGCTCCAGGTTGAGCTCGAGGAACGAATCCGGCTCTGGGGCCAGGGCCTCGATCATCGAGGTCTTGGACGTGCCCTGCGAGCTGATCAGCACCGGCACCATGTCCACCTTCACCCCGGGGCACACGGCGCGTCCTGCGAGCGCTGACCACAGGTAGCGGCCCATCGCCCTGGCGTACTTGGTGTCGCGCACGCTGAAGTGGTCGACGAAGAACCGCTCGACGCGGGGCACACCGTCCCATACCAAGCCCCGGGCCCACTGCGTGGCGCTGTCGAAGCTGTTGCGCTCGCACACCAGGTCCACCGCCGCGCGCACCAGTTCCGCACCCGGGGCCTTGAACCCCCGCCGCTCGAGCTCGATGCGCAGGGCCGACAGGTCGGTGTCCCTGATGGGCCGCCACAGGCCATCGCGCCCAATCACCAGCACGTCCTTGAACTCGTCGTAGCCCAGCTGGGCCCCGCACAGGTCAGGGCGTGACAGGGCCTTGACGGCGTTGTCCATCGTGCTCTCGATGCGGTCCTGGCGGTCCCGCTTGAAGGTAGGCCAGTCCTCGATGGGCGCGAGCCCCGACTCGGCCTGCTCGCCATTCCTGATCTCGACAAACTCGCTGGCCGTGAACCCCACCGAAGCCAGGAAGTCGTCGTTCGACTTGCGACCGTGCGAGGTGTGCATGCACTTGAAGTTGCCCTTGGCGATGCCCCCCACACCGGCGGGCAGCCAGGACGTAGCGCTGGGGTCGCCCCCCTCGCTGTGCATCGATTCCCAAGGGCAGCGCACATGGACCTTGCCGTCGCCGCCGTAGCCAGTGACCCAGCCGGTGGACTCCAGGAACGCCACGACCTCATCGTCGGCGTCGTCAGCACTGCGGGCCTTCAGCGGCCTGGCGCCGACACCCTCGATGCTGCTGGCCCCGCCGCCAAAGGTAACAGCCAGCGCAGCCCATAGGGCCTCGAATTCAGCCGGCGAGACCTCGGGGATCGCGCGCGGCAAGCCCCGCGGCCACTCGTAAGGCACACCACTGGTGTGCACACCGGCAACCACGCACTGCTGGCCGGTACCCAGGAACTCGATCTTCTCCTGGCCCACCTTGATAACCCGCTTCGGGAACTCACCAGGCATGTCGATGAGCAGCAGCCGCTTGCCGCTGGTGGAGCGGGTGCGCAGCGGCAGCTCGCCCAGGACCAGCTCGACCGTGTCGACAACGCGCTGCGCCAGCTCGGCGTCATCCAGGTCGATGTCGATGGCCCGGATGCGCCGCGTGTTCAGGCAGATGCCGTGCAGCTCGTTGCTCATCCACCGGGTGACCTCACTCTGCGTGGCCACCTTGGTGGGCCAATCAGGGATGCCGACCACCTGGCCCAGTCGGTTCAGGGTGGTGGGGGTCTTGCCGAAGGACTTCATCGTCGACTTCGGGCTCAGAGGCAACGACTGATCGCTGATGATGGGCAGCAGATCCTCGGCGAGCCCGAGGCGGATGAAGGTTTGCCACTCTTCAGGGGTGGCTCCCTTGCGCCCCGCGGTCAACGAGCCGCCCCCGACTCGCCATGCTCGAAGCGAGCGTTGCGCGCCTTGATGATCGCGTTCCACACAGGCTGTGAAACGAGATGCGCAACAGACGCGTCGCCCCCTTCCCACAACCGAAGGTGCGGCTTATCGTAGACGCTGAAAAACATGGCCTGGCGCATGTGCGACCCAATGAACAGGGGGTAACACCGGCCCCAGGGCGCGCCCTCCAGCAGAAGCACGGTCGCGCCAGCTTCGGCAAGCGCACGGGCCTTGGCGGCGTCCCCGCCCTCTGGCTTGACTTCAGCGTAGACGGGAATCTTCGGGTGCACCTCGTCCAGGCGGAAGTCAGGCAGATAGCGCCCGGACGGAAGCTCGAAGCCCTCGGGCTCGTACTCCCATTTGACGCCCAAGGCGTCGAAAAACACGGCCCAGCGGGCCTCGAGTCGAGATCTGAAACGATAGCCCTTGTAGGTGGTCTCGATCGCTTTGATGGTTGGGTGTTGCATGGTGTGGCGCCTAAATGCAAAGACCCTGGTCTGGAGAGCTAGGCGCCAACCCCCCGCACGAATACGGGTGCTCTCCAGACCAGGGTCTATTCGTGATTCTTCGGGTTGGCCCCTCAAATGTAGCAGAAGCCAAACCCCCTGCTACCGCTGCTGTTTCACCCCGTCCATGAAGCGAGCCATCTCGCGCGCATGTCCTCGATGCGGGTCTGCATCGCGCGGGCCTCTTGCTCCAGGTCGTTGACCCTGGCCAGCGTGCCGGGCGGGCAGACCTCGAAGTCCCCGCTGCTGGGCCTCGCCAGCTCCAGCGCGGCCGCCGGGTAGATCTGCACGCTGCCCGGGTGCGCGCTGCTCTCGACAGCGTAGCCCTCGGGCGTCAGCGCCGTGCTGTAGGTGCCCACGACGCAGCCCTCCCAGGCCGAGCCGCTGACCTTGCGGACGAGGTCGCCCAGCTTGAACTTCGGCTCAGTCATGTTCGCCCCCCTTCGCTGTCGGTGACAGCAGTCACGATCGGGAACTCGGAGCGCACGGTGATGGCCTCGCCCAGGCAGCGCCTGGCGAAGTCACACCCCCGGCACGCGCTGGAGAGGTCGGTTCGGTAGAGCCTCGGCAGCCGGCCCTTGCTGGCCTTGTGCATCTCGGCCGTGGCCAGCTCGATCTGGATGGCGCGCTCGCTGCTGCACTGCCGGTGGCCGCCACTGAGTTGGTACAGCTGGCCGCGGCTGCTGCCGATCTTCTGGGCAAGCAGCTCCTGCTCTGCCGGCGTGGCGGCGTCCATAAAGGTCTTCATGGGCGTGATGGTTGCGGTCATGATCTTTCTCGCGATTCGGACCCCTACAATGTAGCAGATGCTGCCCACGCTTGACCAGAGGCTGCAACTTGCAAAGACCCTACGCTTTACTTGGAGATTACAGCATGTGCTACAGTCTCTTCACACCAATCAACCGGAGCCCTCCATGAAACTCATCCTGAACATCGGCCTCGACGTCACCGCCAGCGCCCCCATCGCAGCCCACGTCGCGCTGGAGATCGTCAAGGCCAACGGCTTCATCGTCAGCAGCCACAAGGTCGTGCAGTCTGACACCGAGCCGACCCTGGTGGTCGAAGCCATCGTCGCGGACAACTTGAGCCTCGAGCATGGGTGCTATCAGACCGCGGTCGAGCTGCGCCAGGACTGCATCGCCGTCTACGTACCCCTCTGGCGCTACGGCCGGTTGGTCGGCCCCTGCGCCGCGGCCTGGGGCCAGTTCAACCCGGAGTTCTTCATCCTGCCCAGCGGCAAGCGCTTGGCCCAACCCTCGAAGGCAGTCTGACATGTACCGCATCCGCGACGACTACGGCACCGACAAGGTCGCCTGGACCTGGGCCGAGGCCCTGGCCTGGCTGGCGGCCTGCTCGCCCTACGCCCAGATCAACAACCGCTTCACCGGCCGCCTGCTGGCCGTGCGCAAGCAAGGCTGACCAGCCGCTACATTCACCCGTTCCACCACCGCCTTGAAAGGGCAACCATGCACGACCTCCACACCATCGCCAAGCTGAACGCCGAGACCTTCGGGCCGGCGATCACCAACTTCCAGGCCCAGGGCCGCTACGTCGTGGCCAACTACACCGGCCTGCACATCCTGAGCATCGAGACCTTCGAGGACCCGCTCGAGGCGGTCAGCGCGCTCAATGCCCCGGTCGACAGCCCCGACGTGACCCGCAAGATCTACCCGCCCACCGCCAGCCGACCCTTCAAGCGCGACCAGTCGGAAGACCGCAAGCCTGACGTGACCCTGGCCGACTACGTCGAGCGCAAGCAGGCGCTGTGCGGCCTGGACGAAAACGGCTGCGACCGCAACTGATTTTCTTTGCTGCGGGCCTTGACGGGCCTGCAGCACCCGCTACACTATCTACTGAGCAAGTGCTCAACCCACTCGGAGCCCACTAAATGTTCCCCATCCACTTCAAGCTGACCATCAGCACCCCCGAGGAGCTGGCCAAGGTCACCGCCTTCATCGCCGCTGGCTACGCCAGCAACGTGGCCAACGTGCCGACGGTCGGCGTCAGCGCCGACGAGAAGGCCGCCGTTCTGGGAAAGTCTGCCGCGACGACGGAAAAGCCTGCCCCTTCGCCGCGTACTGCCAAGGCGGCGACGGAACCCGCTGCGCCCGCGAAGACGGCCGCCGCACCAACCCCCGCTGCCGAGCCTGCGGCGGCCCCCTTGCCGGCCTCGACTGCTGCCCCTGAGGCCTTCCAGTACGACACCCTGAAGAAGCTGATCCTGAAGCTGCTGCCAACCCACGGTGACGCCCTCACCGAGATCGCCCAGCGCCACGGCCAGCCGCACGGTGCCACCACGTTCAAGTCGCTGCCGCCTGAGTGCTGGGCCGCCGCCTACGCCGACGTGCAGGCCCTCGAGAACTCTGGGGTCTGAGCATGGCCGCTCACTCGAAATTCAGCGCCAGCGCCGCGAAGCGCTGGATGAGCTGCCCCGGCAGCATGGTTCTGTCGGCCGGCCTGCCTGACAGCTCGAGCAAGTACGCCGAAGAGGGCACCCGGGCGCACACGCTGCTCGAGTGGTATCTCAAGCCCGGCAGCCCGACGCCCCCGTTCGAAATCTCGTCCGACATGGACGAGGCCGTCAACATCGCGCTCAAGAGCATCAAGGAGATGACAGCCGAGGCCGACCTGGTCCTGGCCGAGACCCGGGTCAACTACGCCAACTACCTGGGCGTGCCCGAGCAGGACGGCTTCGGCACCTCGGACGTGATCGCCATCAACGGCACCGAGCTGCTGGTGGGCGACTACAAGCACGGCCGCGGGGTCGAGGTCGACGCCGAGCACAACGAGCAGATGATGCTCTACGGGCTGGGCGCGCTGAACGCCTACGAGGACGTGGCCGACATCGAGACCGTGCGCCTGGTGATCTTCCAGCCTCGCATCAAGTCGGCGCCCAGCGAGTGGTCGATCAGCGTGGCCGACCTGAAGCACTGGGGCATCAGCAGGGCGCGCAGTGCGGCCAGCAGCGTGCTGAACGCCGAAGCGATGCGCCCTGACGTCGGCGACGCAGGCCAGTGGGGTGAGACCTTCCTGCGCCCCGGCGAGGACCAGTGCCGGTTCTGCAAGGCCAAGGCCACCTGCCCGGCGCTGCGGGCGGCGGTGGCTGAGACCGTCAGCGGCAACGTGCCGGCCACGCCCGAAAAGTTTGACGTCGTGACCCAGCCGGTGCAACTGCTGGCGCTGGCCGACGACCCGGCTGCCTGGCTCGCCGCCTGCATGGCCAAGGCCGACCTCATCGAGGACTGGCTCAAGGCCGTGCGCGCCGAGGTCGAGCGCCGCCTGCTGGCTGGCCAGGCCGTGCCCGGCTACAAGCTGGTGCAGGGCAAGCAGGGCAACCGGGCCTGGGCCGACAAGGCTCAAGCCGAGGAGGTGCTGAAGTCGTTCAGGCTCAAAGTCGAGGAGATGTACGACCTGAGCCTGATCAGCCCGACCACGGCTGAGAAGCTGGCCAAGGCCGAGGTGATCGGCCCCCGCCAGTGGAAGAAGGCCGAGGCCCTGATCACCCGCGCGCCCGGCAAGCCGAGCGTGGCGCCCCTGAGTGACAAGCGCGAGGCCCTCGTCGTGGGCCCCGTCGCAGATGAGTTCGAGACCGTTTCCAATCCCGCAGCTGCCGCTGCTGACTTCGTCTGAAAGGACACCGAAAATGAGCACCCCTACCCCCGGCCGCGTGATGCTGAACAACGTGCGCATCGCCTTCTGCCAGTCCCTGCACAAGCCTGAACAGGTCAACGGCGAGGGCGGCTTCCGCCGCGGCGCTGTCTTCCTGATCGACAAGAACGACCCCCAGGTCCAGGCCGTCGAGGCAGCCATCAACCAGGTGCTGGGCATCAAGTACCCGGACCCGAAGAAGCGTGCGCCGGCCGAGAGCGAGATGCGCAAGAAGGACCGCATCGCCCTGCGCGACGGCGACGACAAGGCCGACAAGTACGACGGTTTCGGCGGCTGCATGGCCCTGTCGGCCAACGGCAAGGCCGGCGACACCGCCGAGGAGGCCGGCCCGGTCATCCTGCTCGACCAGCTCAAGCAGCCCCTGAGCGTGGGCAGCGGCAAGCCGTACGCCGGCTGCTACGTCAACGCCTCGGTAGAAATCTGGGTTCAGGACAATTCGTGGGGCAAGCGCGTGAACTGCACCCTGCGGGGTGTTCAGTTCCTGCGCGACGGTGACGCGTTTGGCGGAAGTGCCCCGGGCAGTGCTGACGAGTTCGAGACCGTCACTGCAGGCGCGGACGCGGCCGACTTCGCTTGAGCGCATGCCGTCCAAGGTCTGCACCAAGTGCCGCGAAGACAAGCCTTTGGGCCTGTTCTCGCGGGACCGCAACACCAAGGACGGCTACTGCTACCACTGCAAGACGTGCGTCAACGAACGAGTCAAGGTGTGGTTCAAAGCCAACCCGGAGCGACGCGCTGCGCACCGCAAGAAGTGGCGTGACGCCAACCTCGAACTCGCCAAGTCAATCGAGAAGCGTTCCTACGAAGACAACCGCGACGCCCGGCTCGAATACAAACGGGCCTACGCCACGGCCAACCGGGCGCGCTACACCCACTACACCCAAAAGCGCAAAGTGGCCCAAGGGCGGGCCACCCCGAGCTGGGCAAACCAGGACGCCATCGTGAAGATCTACGAGCAGTGCGCTGAGACCACTCAACAAACCGGTGTCGTGCACCACGTTGACCACGTAATTCCGCTGCAGGGCAAGACTGTTTGCGGCCTGCATGTTGAGAACAACCTTCAGATCCTCCCGGGCGACACCAACCGTCGGAAGGCCAATAAACACTCTCCCTGAACCACAGCGGGGCCTGGTACTTCCCACCAGGACTGGCCCACCCGGTAAGAAGCCTCTGCATAGGCGCACCAGCTGTCACCCGTAAATTTGAGGCAGCTCACGCTGAGAATCCCTGGACCAGGCGGTAAGCACATAGCCAGGCTGATGCAGAGGAATAGGGCCGCCAACTACCTGAAGCACCATCATGAGAAAACCGAGAACTCCCGAACAGGTAGCTGCCAAGAACGCGGCGCTGCGTGCAGCACGCGCCACACCTGAAGGGCGAGAAGCGCGCGTCGCGGTCGAGCTGAGATCGCGCACGGGAATGTCAGTAGAGCAGTTTCGTGCGCTGCTGGCGGCCCAAGACGGTAAGTGCGCCATCTGCCGCGCGCCGTTTGAGCTTGCGACTGCCGGCACACCGTCTGGGGGACGGAAGCCGCCGTGCGTCGACCACGATCACGCGACCGGTAAGATCCGGGGCCTGTTGTGCCGCGGCTGCAACACCGCAGAGGGCTGGGTCGCCAAGAACGGCAAGGCCTTGGCCGCGTACTTGGCGGCACCGCCGGCCGATGTTCTGGATTTCGTATGACTACCCTCTGGTTCGACTGCGAGTCGTTTTCTGAATGCGATCTGAAAGCTCATGGCACGCACCGCTACGCCGAGCACGAGAGCACGCGCATCACGGTGGCGCAGTGGGCGATCGATGACGGCAAGCCGGTGGTCGAGGATCTCACTGCCGCCCGCGCGTTCCCGAGTAGCGCACTGTGGTCGCACCTGGACGACCCCACCGTCACCGTCGTCGCCCACAACAGCGTCTTCGACCGCACCCTCCTCCGCCACTGCTGGGGCATCGACGTGCCGATCGAGCGCTGGCGCGACACGATGGTCAAGGCCTACGCCCACGGCCTGCCTGGCAGCCTGGGCAAGGTCGGCGAGGTCCTGGGCCTGCCCCTCGACCAGCAGAAAGACCGGCGCGGCACCCAGCTCATCCAGCTGTTCTGCAAACCTCGGCCGAAGGGCCACACCATCAGGAGAGCAACCCGTGAAACACACCCCGCAGAGTGGGCCGAATTTCTTGAGTACTCACGACAAGATATTGTGGCCATGCGAGAGATCGACCGCAGGCTGCCCTCCTGGAACTACCGGCCCGGGCACGCCGAGCTCGCCCTGTGGCATCTTGACCAGCGCATCAACGACCGGGGCTTTGCTGTCGACGTGGACCTGGCAGACGCCGCCATTGCGGCGGTGGCGACCGAGCAGGCCCGGCTGAAGAAGGCAGTCCAGGATGCCACGCTCGGAGAGGTGAGCGGGCCCTCGAAGCGCGACGAGCTGCTGCGCTTCATCCTGGACGCCTACGGCGTCGAGCTGCCCGACTTCAAGGCCGACACCCTGCGTCGCCGGCTCGAGGACCCCGAGCTGCCCGACGGTGTGAAGCTGCTCATCAGCCTGCGGCTCGAGGCCACCAAGACCAGCACCGCCAAGTACAAGGCCCTGGTCAACGCAGTGTCAGCCGATGGCAGGCTGCGCAACACCCTGCAGTTTGCCGGTGCGCAGCGCACCGCGCGCTGGGCCGGGCGGATCTTCCAGCCGCAGAACATGCCGCGGCCCACGATGAAGGACTACGAGATCGATGCCGCGATCTGGTCCCTCAAGGCCGGCTGCGCCACCGACTACTTCGACGACGTGATGTCGGTCACCAGCAACGCCATCCGCGGCTGCATCGTGGCGCCGCCTGGCAAGAAGCTGGTGGTGGCTGACCTGTCCAACATCGAGGGCCGCATGCTGGCCTGGCTGGCCGGCGAGCAGTGGAAGCTGAAGGCCTTCGCCGCGTTCGACGCGGGCACCGGCGCCGACCTGTACAAGCTGGCCTACGCCCGCTCGTTTAACGTCGACCCCGCCACGGCCACCGGCCAGAAGCGCCAGATCGGCAAGGTGATGGAGCTGGGCCTGGGCTACGAGGGGGGCGTCGCGGCGTTCTTGACCTTCGCCGCGGTCTACCAGATGGACCTCGCCGAGCTCGCCGATGCCGTGCACAGCACCGCCCCCAAGGAGGTCCTGGCCAAGGCCTACGGCATGTGGGAGTGGGCCACCAGGAAGAAGCGCACCCTGGGCCTCGAGCGCAACGTCTATGTGGCCTGCGAAGCGCTGAAGGCCATGTGGCGCAGCGCCCACCCGGCGACCACCGCGCTGTGGGCCGCCGCTGGCGACGCAGTCAAGGCCGCGATCGAGAACCCCGGCATCACGTTCGACGCTGGTCCCCGCATCAAGGTGCAGCGCGACGGCGCCTGGCTGCGCTGCCGTTTGCCGTCTGGGCGGTATGTCTGCTACCTGCAGCCCAAGGTTGCTGACGACGGGCAGATCACCTACATGGGCGTGAACCAGTACACGCGCCAGTGGGCCAGGCTCAAGACCTACGGCGGCAAGCTGGTGGAGAACTGGACTCAGGCCGCCGCGCGCGACGTGCTGTCGACCAACATGCTGCGCGTCGAGGCAGCCGGCTACGAGATCGTGCTCACGGTGCACGACGAGCTGATCACCGAGACCCCGGCGTTGGAGCAGTTCAGCCCGACGCACCTGGCCGACCTGATGACGACGCCCAACGCCTGGCACGCCGGCCTGCCGCTGGCCGCCGCCGGGTTCGAGTGCGACCGCTACAGGAAAGGTTGAGTGTTTGCGTAGGAGATTGCAGCATGTGCTACAGTCTCTACATCGCAACTGGAACCCCAAATGAACCCCAACCACAGCAACCACACAGGCAAGACCCATCGGTCTATGCAGTCGGCCTTCGGGCCTTACACCAGCGACCGGCTGGCAGACGAAGAACCCCACTTCGGCATCGCGGCCAGGCTCACCTACGCCATCGCCGTCGTCGGCTTCATTGCGCTGGCCGTGTTCGGCTGGCTGCCGGGAGCGTGAGATGCTCTTCATCAAACTCTTTTTCTGCGCCATCGTGGTGGCGCTGTGCGCTGCCTCCGCAACCGTCGGGGTTGTCCTGATGTTCAGTGCATTTTTCTTTGAGCAAACCCTGGCGCAGATGACCTGGGGCGTTGCTGCCCAGCACCTGCTGATGTTCGCCGTCGGCGGCGCCCTGGTGGCCGCCCCGGCTTGGGCGTTCACAAAGGTCGTGGAGGTGTCCATTGCTTGAATCCGACATCGAAGCCCACCTGGTGCGGCGCGTCAAAGAGTTGGGCGGCGAGGTGCGCAAGGTCCAATGGGTGGGCCGCCAGGGCGCGCCGGACAGGCTGGTGATGCTGCCAGACCCCGGCCCTGGGCATGGTGTGTTCAACAACGCCTGGTGGGTCGAGCTCAAGAACCCCGACACCGTCAAGCCCTTCCCCGCCAACCCCCACGAGCGCAAGCAGCACCGCGAGCATGAGCGCATGCGGGCGATGGGTCAGCGGGTCGAGGTCATCGGCACGATCGAACAAGTCGAGGAGCTGCTGCGATGAAAACCGGGGCCCCCATGCAGGCCAAAAAGCCTGTAGGCATTTCGCGCGCACTGTCAAACGACTACTACGCCAACCGCCACGTCGACACCGCCAAAGCCCGAGGCAAGGTGGCCAAGACCAACGCCGAGAACGCAGCGCACGGCCGCGCCACTGCACGCCGGCGCGAGGAAGCCCGCAAAGCGGAAGCCGCCCGCGCCGCCACCGCCGAGCTGGCAAAGGTGTGGCCATGAAGTGCCAATGCGGGTGCATCCGGGACAGGGTCATTGAGACCCGCCGGCTGGACGACGTCATGTGGCGCAGGCGGGAATGCTACGACTGCGCCACATG